GACCTCCCATTACGATGGCTAATATCCCGCCGGCTGCGCTAATGGCACTTAACATGCCCGATACAAAGACTAGCCCTTTAAATACACCGACACCGATTAAAATACCAGCAATTAACGGTGACCACTTGTCAAGAAATTCTACAACTGCATCTTTTCCAGTTTTGATGTCCTCAACTAGTTTCGTTAAATCAAGATCAAGTATTGCTTGTGCAACTCTGCCAAAAGCATCTGTAATCGTTTGCCACGCTGATGATTCGCCTAATTCTGTTGCTTTCTCTTTGATAGTATTAAATAATTCAACCGCTGAAGTAACCAATGTCGAGTTTATTATCAAATCAAACGCTGCGCTCACTTTATCCATTGCTGTTTCAACTGCGCTCTGAATAACCGGCATATATTCAATGAATTTATCTGCTAACTTTTTTACTGTGGGTCCTAGCTTTTTGCCAATATCTTTCGACATAACAGCTATGTTTGCTTTTATCTTAGCTATTGACCGTCCAATTCCTTGCTCCATTGTATTGAAAGCGGCATCGGTAGCCCCTGTGCTGTTGCTCATTGCTTCCAAGTTTTCAGAAAATGATTCTGTTCCTTTACCTGTCAATGCCAAAGCTGCGTTTCCTGCTTCCACACTGCCAAATAAATCGTTGACACCTACCCCTGTATCTTCTGCGTGTCCTTCGAGCAGTTGCATAGCTCCTTGAACGTTACCGCCTTCTGCAACAAAATCTTTAAATGATTTTCCTGCTAAGTCCTTGAAGGTATCGGACGTAGAGCCCCCTTCTTTCGATAACTCAACTAACGCTTGTCTCATTTGAGTAGTGGCTACGTTGGTGGGCGTACCTTGTGCTGTCATGGTAGCTAAAGCTGCGGTGACGTCTCCAAACTCGACACCTAAACTTGATGCTGTGGGTATAACTTGGAACAAGCTGTTGGATAGCTCCTCAAAGTTTGTTTTCCCTTTCTTAACTGCTGTAAACATCAAATCAGACGCTTCACCTGCGCCGATGACATCATCACCGTACGCATTTACAACGGACGAAATACCATCAACGGCCGTTTCTAATTCTGTCACGCCACCTACTGCGGCTTTTTGGGCTGTTTCAAGGAAGGTAAACACATTCTCCTTCGGAACGCCCGCTGAAATGGCACTGTATAAAGCAGGCACAGTCTTTTCGGGTAACACCCCAAATTCTTTCGAGAAGTTGCTTACTTGTTCGCTCATTTCTCCCATTGCTTTACCGGATATATTAGGCAACAGGGTAAAAACTTCATTCATCTGTCCTTCAAATGCAATGAAATCTTTTGTTCCTTTGATTGCCAAGCCACCTAAAGCGACACTGGCTACGGCTGCCGCTGATGCTGCCACAACTGCAACGCCTTTTAACGCGCTCATTGCTGTACCTTGGAATTTGGAAACATTACCCGAAGCACCTTGGAAAGCACGGGCAAATTTGTCTGCGCCAGTCGCTTTTAGGACCGCTTCAACTGAATAACTTTCTGCCATATTCTTCCTCCTTTCCTAAAAGTTTGCTCTTTTTAACATTTCCATCCGCTTATCTTGCGGATCTTTTTTCTTCTCGCCAAGAATTAATCGCTCTTGTTCTTCTTTGTTGAAGAAATCGGTAAAACTCTTGAAGTGAGAAACGGTTGCTTTCCCCTGCTTCTTCGTGGCTTGCACTTGTTGGTTTAACCACGCTTGCATATGCCATGCGTACATATCATCAACTTGCTTCAACGCATAGGCCTTCATGAGTAGTCCGTATTCGTCTAACATCAATTCGTCCACTTCGTCAAACGAAGTCAACCGTAAGTAACGAAAACAACTTAGCGCAATATCTTCGTATGTTATTGGCTGCCCAGTTTCTCTGTTCTCTTCATCGTGTCCTTCACGACCACTGACTTTCCCATTTCTTCAATAATCGCTTCAAACAGGCCACCCAATCCGTCGTTTTCTTCTGCGTACAATTCAACTGCTTCGTCAATAGTCTCTAATTTAAACTTACCTTTTAGAGCTGCACGGATAACCTCAGTCAACCCGCTCGGATCATACTGTTGCAATTGTACGTTAGCCATGTTTAATCCCATACCAAAGCTGATTCCATTCATGTCTGCTGTATAAACCTTGTTTAACGCCCGAATAAAGCCAATGTTAAATTTAAGTTCTTGTTCTTTTCCATTAATAGTGAATAACATAATTACATCCTCCTAAAATTGTCTAAAAAAATAAGAGGAGCAAACGCCCCTCTCTTTGTTCTTTTATGCTTCTACTACAGTATCTTTAAACTCGTATTGAACAGCTGCTTGAATACTTGCTGATACAGCTACGTCCCCTTTTTGACCCATGCCATTAACAGCAAACGTCATTGATACTTCTACGTTATCCTCTGAGTTTGCACTTTGACTAAACTCGGTCATGTATGTTTCGTAGTATTTTCCTTTAAACGTGTCAGGAGCTGTCCCTACTTGCGACAAATCCGCATCCCAAACGGCCACAACTTCACCATTCTCAAACGCATCTTCCATCGCTTCTAGTTCTGCGCTACCTTTAGCTAATAGCGAAGTTGCTGATATTTCCTGTTCGATAGACCCAAGCGATTGCACGCTTCCATCTTTTGTCGCTGTGGAGTCCACATCTCTTGAGCTAGATACCTCGTGTTCTGTTTGGAAAGCTAATTTCTTCGCTGCCTCTGTTGATGCTAAGCTAACAGGTCGAAACATTAATATTCTGTCTTGTCCTCTTACTACTTCTACCAAATTAATTCCTCCTTATTGGATATTAAAATCAGCTTCCAACGTGCCGTGAAGCAAGTCAGAAGCTGTGCTGTTATCAATTAATATTTGTTTAGTTACATTATTTAGTTGCACATCTAAGTGTCGCACGGTTCTTGACTGCCATAGTTCTTTTTCTAAAGCTTCTAGCATAGCGCTCACCGTTCCGCGTTTTCGCCTGTCGTTATGCCAAACATGAAGAGTAATTTGCGTTGAAGGAAAGACTCTTGTTTTGTTTGAACGACTCGATTGTACGAACTGTTCGCCGATGTGGACGAAAGGGTACTGTGCTGTGCTATCCGGTAGATAATCGTAGGTGTCAAAACCTAAATCAGTACTTATGCGATAAAGCTCAGTGAAAACAATTTGCCCTGGTGACACTTACCCACCTCATTTCATCAAACGTTTTAAATCTTTAACAAACAGTTGTTTTTGTTCATTGAATGCACGAGTAAGGAACGGCTGTGCCGTCATGTACCGTGTGCCGTAGTTGACGTACGGTGCGTATTCAGCAGTAGCGCCTACGTGACCGTTTAGGTTTTTTTCCGTCAAGTCAAACCCGATTGATCGCTTCAAGTTACCTGTATCTACAGGCGCATACCGTTGTGCTTTCTGCTGCATCTCGCTGGTATTTAATTTCACAGCTTTCTTTACATCGTCTACGTTTGCGTTTGCTTTTAATTGTTTAATCAATACATCAGCGCCAAGAACATATTTGCTCATTGAATACCACTAACTTCCCACGCTACATCTCGTTTAAACGTGCGCTTGTTATCAACTCTGAACCGGTTACCTTCCACTTCGATGAATTCAAACTGGGTAGTATAATCCGTTTGTGTGAGCAACGTCAGTGCCGTTTGTTTAAACGCTCCATACAGCATCTCTTGTCGCCTGTCGCTTGTCGGCATAGCTAACGCCCACGCACGTTCTTTCGTTGGCTCAGCAAGCGTATAATTGCCCGTGTCGTAGTCGTATACTTCTTCGGCTTCCATTACAAAATAGATTGGTTTGTCGTATCTCATAAGAACCGAACCACCCCGATTTTTGAATCGAGTTTTTTTGCGTTATAACGTGACACGTCATTTTCAAACCGTGCGAAGTCGTTCAGCTCATATTTTGCCGAATGACCTTCGACTGATTCCGTTGCCATGCCTTCGCTACCGATACGGTTAAACCGAATGATCGCAACCTCGTCCACAATGTATTGCAACTCTACTGGTGTCACATCGCCATCTAAGCGGCTTATTAATTGCGTTTGAGCGTTATCTAAGAGCAATCCTAGTAAACCGTCCCTGTCAGTCGCTGCGATGCTCAAGAACACTTTTACCTCTTGGAGTCCCATACTACTCACTCACCTACTTCTTTTTCTTTTTCGTTTCTGGTTTAACTTTCTCTTTCTTTTCTTGCTCTGCTAGCAATTCCAAAAAAGGTTTGCCATAAGCATTTTTATTAGTTGTTAACGTTTGTTCTCGTGCGTCTGTTAATTCCTTGCTATATTTTTGACCTTTGGCGTATTCAATGCCATCAGTATCTAAAAAAACAGATAAAACTTTATAATCCAAGTGTTTAACCACCTTTCAAAATAGAGTCGCACTAACAACCTAAGCCGTCAGTGCGTTATATTTTTTATATTATGGTGCTGGTACTGTAATCGTTCCAACTACAACGCCGTCTAAACGTTCAGCAAGCAATACTAAACCGTATGCTGTGATTGTTTCAGCTTGTAAACGTTGTTTGTTAATGTCGTGAGTTACTCCGATTAAGCCTAAGTTATCAGTAGTAAAGTCGAATGCTTTGCCGATTTCTCCGCCAGACATATCCACATAACCAGCGATCAAATTGTTTGCTGCTGTTGAGTAGACTGTTCCGGCTGGAATTGAGCCGTGCATAAACACGATACGGTTATTTAGGAAGTCTTGAATGTAAGTCATGCCAAAAGCGTTTTGAGTTGAAATGTTAGCTTGTGCCAAATAGTTAGCTGCATCAATGGGGTTGATGAATGAGATTGTTTCTACATCATCCTCGTCAAACTTGCCAGCAACTGCCGCCCAATTCTGTGCTAGTGTAGCTTGTAAGCCGACACCAGTTGCAGTTCCTGTGCCTGTTGCCAATTGTGCGATCAATTTAGTGCGCACGCCTTTTTGGACTTCGCCAATCAGTTTGTTATCAGTCATAGTGATAGCTTGTTCAAAACCATACTTTTGGATGTCTTCCATTGTTACCGCTTTACGTTTCTTATTCCAAGAGACTTCATGAACAGGACCAGCTTCAAGTTTGACTTCT